TCATGGTAGTTCACCACCATGTCGGCGAGGATCATCAGTTTTTTACTGCGGGGAGAGCATCTTCGATCTCTTTAAGCGCTCCGAACACATCAGATGTGTGTACCTTGCCGTCATCACGGCGCAGGGACTCACAAAGAGCTTTCTTCTGCTCTGTTCCAAGCCAGCGCTCCATAAGGTCGCCGAGATAGATAGGATTTTTGCTCACCTTCGCGAACAGCTCCACGGTCTCGAAATCATCAAATGTGTCTTCGCTTATCTGGAACTTAAATCCATTATTCAGAGTGCCTTCGATCATTCACCGCCTCCGATGTACTCATTGATCATGTTTCCGTCGTCTGCCTTCAGCGCAGTGATGGTAAGGTCGTAAGCGACTACATCATTGCCCTTGTAGACGGTGTCACCGATTTCCGTAATCACGCCTCTCGGAATGACAAGTCTCTGCGGGACTCCGCCGCGCATGATCTGTTCAATGACGATAGCATGCTCCGCGTCTTCCGCATCGGTAATGTGGATTGCCAGACCTGTCGATACCGCGCCGCTGACATTCGCGTCGCCGTGTACGAACTTCTGCACTTCCACATTCAGATACTCGATCAGTTTCAGCTTGACTGTGGTCGTCTTCTCATCCTGTGTGATCAGTACGACTCCGCCTCCCCATTCCTTGATATTGGTTGTTGATTTGGAGATGCTTCTGGTTACTCCGTCCTCGGACACAAAGCCGAGATCTTTAAATGTAGAGCCGAGTGCCGTAGTAGCATCTGTGGGAAGAGTTGTTCCCGTAGGCGCACAAAATACCGCGCCCGCTACATTAGGCTTGCCCGCTGTGACATTAGTAGCTGTTCCAGCCATGTTTTAGCCTCCTAAAAATGAAATTCAAACACGCTTTGATAGCGGTAGCGCTTCGTGCGCGTGTCAGTATGGTTATAGTTTGACGAGAGCCTGACTTCGCTTATGTCATCACGCTCGATGATTCCCCACATGACCTCTCGCACTTCTTCATCAAGCTGTGCTGCTTCATACAGAGAATTAAGCGAATAGGACTGAACAGCGATGGAGCCAGCCCCAATGTGGTCAGTCATCCCGCCGCCGACCTTCTCAAGAACAAGAAAGCGTTCCGGCATTGACGGGAAACCCTCGGAAGGCACTTCCGGAAGCTCCATCAACACAGGAACGCTGATCTGTTCGGATAAATATTCTAATACAATCTGTTCTATCATCTTATCGACTTCTCCAGCGTGTTATGGTCAAGGTTATCGCCGACTGCTTCGTCCGTATCAGCCACAACGGACACGTTCGCACGAGTCGGGCCGACATGGACGCTGTACCCTTCGCCCGCACGGTCTGACACCTGCCCGGCAAACTCGACAAGTACGTCCTGCATTTCCTGTGACTGCATGAGCTCTCGCACACCTGCGCGGTTTAACACAAATTTCTGCAGATTACCCATAGCGCTCCACCATAACATTCTGCCCCCAGTCAAGCGGGACAAGTTCGTCCTGTCCTTTGACGGGATAGGCGATAGTGTGGAAGACTTCTCCAAAGAACTCCACCTTGCGGTCTGTCCATACATGCGCATCACCTTTCGGAATGCCCAGCGTATACGCCGCACGTTTGCCCGTAAGGTTAAGCGCGTCGATAACTTCCTGTGCTGTCGGAATGCCGATAAGGACGTTTTCCACAGTGACCGGGACATCCTCGTACACAGGGCGGTTAAATCCGTCTACGCCCGTCTGGACTTTGTCGTATAAGATTACTGTTCGTCCTGTGAACCGTCCCATATTTCCATAACTCCATATTTCTGACGCTTAAAGCCAAGCATTTTGCGCTCGTTGTTCATAAGTGACATAGCGACACCACCGCTCGGAATCGCATATGTTCCAGACCATGAATACCCAAGTCCGCTCTGTGATTCCTGGCTCAACGGGTCGCCCGTCTTTGACTGACGCATAGCGCGGCTGACGACGTCGCATGTGATCATCTTTACCACAGACTCATAAGCCGAATCCGTTTCGATTCTCGCATCGACATCAACCCCACATTTGTGTCCTTCAACCCGAATAAGATCAGACACGAGCGGAAGCATTACCTCCGCCCGGGTCAAATCATCATCCGTATAACGCACGCCCATGAGGGCTTCGAGCTCGGCAAGCGTTGCAAAAGCCGCGCCCATTTAAGCGCCCCCCTTATGCGTGTGTTCTGGTGATCTTGTTGAACACAGAGGTATCCGCAACGAAACCGACCTCGATTTCTGCGCGAACTGCAAACATGTTCCTCTGCCACAGATTCAGAGTCACGGTCTGGCTGTTCTCCGTGTAGGTAAGAGTAGCCTGATCAGAGAGAGTAATCTGCACGCCCTCGACAGTGCCGTACATAGCCTGTGTCCAGTCGCCTGCGAAACCAATGACGTCGGGCGTGTTGGAATCGCCTGCCTTGTAAGCAGCCTTTGCGTAGTTGACGGGAGCACCGATCAGCATCGGGATTGCACCTTCAGCAACGTTGTTGATGAACAGAGGGCGCTTGTTGTTGTCGACTGCCTTGAGCATCTCGCCCTTAGCCTGAGGAGACATAGCAAAGCCCGTGAGAATACCGCCCGCAGTGGCGATCGCTTCGTCAGCTGCTACGATTCCGCTATAGAAGCTGTTTCCGGTGCCAGAGATCGTCTGACCTGTAACTGCCGCGAGAGTATCAAATCCGGATCCCGGAGCCGTGCCGTGAAATACGGTTGCATCGAACTTAGCAGCAAGAGCCAGAGGCAGACGCTGTACAAGTGCGTCATAAAGAGCCTTCGCATCTCTGCGGAACTCCATGGAAAAAGGAACGATAACCGCCAGCTTGTAGGGGGTCATCGTCTTTGTGCTGAGAGAAGGATTGGAAACGGGCTTTTCGCCAGTCTCTGCCACCCACTCGGCGGCGGGGTCGCCAACGATCACCGGAATGCTCAGACCTCTGCCGGGCAGTGCAATCTGGCGGGCAAGATTCATAACAGCAGACTGTTCCTGTGTCTTCTGCAGGATCTCTGCGCTTACTTCTGTAGGAAGTGTAATGTTTGTTCTGTTTGTGCTGATTCCAGACATAATGTCCTCCTTAATTTAATGTTTCGCTTAACCATGAAGCGAATTGATCTCTAGTTGACCCGCCTGTCTGCTCAGTAGCTCCAAGCGGTGACGGGCGATTCAGATTCGCCGCATATGCCTGATAACGTCCAAGAACTGCTTTTGCGGAAGCCGTCCATTCTTCTTCCGTTTCGCCCTTGAAATTCTCCGCGTCTTCGATCGACAGTCCCATGCCGATTGCGATTCTGACCTTCGCCATATCGGACTTGTATTTTTCGCCTTCAGCGATCTTTGCGTCCTTTTCAGACAGCTTCTGCTCTGTCTCAGCGGCTGTATTCTTCAAGGTTTCAATCTGCTTTGCGAGATCGTCAGTCAGAGCCGTAATCTCTTCCGGAGACTTCCAGCCCTTCTCTCTCAGTTCAGTCTCAAAAGACTTCTTTGCACGTTCCAGGCGCGGGCCAATCGCCGCGTCAAATTGTTCTTGAGTTTCAATAACTTTGAAATCTGCCATTTTGTATCCTTTCCCTCTTAACCGGTCGGTATCCGTAAATTGGTATTAAAAAAGCACCTCCGAAGAGATGCCTTAATAATCAATATGCTGTTTTTTCTTTTCTGCCTTTGTTTCTGAGCATATCCAATGCGCCAGTATCATGCTATCGAGCAGTGCGATGTCAGCCCCGTCAAGCGATGACTGATACCCGAGGCCGCCGTTAGCCCCAATCTTCCGGCGTTCGCAGTTAGTAACAACCTGCGTCACTGCTGACTGGTGCATGTGTTGAAAACTGCCCTGTTCCATTGCCATGTCAAAAACGCTGTTTGCCTTGATGACTTGCGAAACATTGACCGCTTCCACATGCTTGATGCGCATCTGCTTCAATGCGTCCATCAGAACATCGATTCCGTTCTTGCCGTCTACGACCGTCTTCCGGATGTCTGCTTTGGATAAGAAATTCACTATCCATGCAACGCCGTTCCTGATAGGCTGACACCCGATGACTTCGCAGAAGATTTTCCCGTCTGTTGTCTTTACCGCAATAGCAAGGGCGACGTTCTCACCGTTGATGCCGAATTTGACGCCAGCGAACAGCTGTCCCGTGAACTTCGGCACCTTGTCGACCTGGAGCGCTTCCCACTCGTTTCGGCTGATTGCGGACTTTTGATTGTACTTAATCCAAAGCCCCAGACGCTGGATGTTGAAATCCGTGTTATCGTCACCAATCTCTGAGCGGATTTTGCGTTCGTTTAGGTGATATCCCATTGACGGATTTGTCTCATACCACAGGTCTACATCATTAACGTCTGACATCTGCGGAACTGACCATTCAGCCCAGCCCGATGCGTACGATTCACTCTGCAGTACCTTCTTGCGGAACTTCGGAAAGACGGTTCCTGCGCTGATTGCTGTCGGCGGTGTGCCGAACATTATCGTTTGCGGGTTCGCTGAGTCCGATACGACGTATTTGAGCGCCGTTTCCTG